AGCGAATTAAAGCGAAATTTGTTAGTGAGCCTAACAAAGAAACAACTTTAATTCCTGTTAATACAACTGCCATTGATGAGATGTGGAAGCGTTTCAACGGTACTGCGTCAAGTAATGGTAGCAAAGGCAATAAATCAAATATAAAAACATCAGCAAGTAATTTTGTTAAGGACTTATCTCATGTTATTGAGTTAGCTAAAAACAAAAAGTACGAGCAGTTTTTTAGTTTGTTAAGTGAACAAGCAATTGAAGATATTTTAAATATTAAACAATTGTTATCAAGTGAGTTAGTGAGAAATACTTACGACTACTGTGAACAAAATTTACAGATAGACGGCAGTATTAAGAAAGCAGTTAATCAATAAATAAACAATCGAACAATTACAAATCAAATTAAAACCCTTATGCAATTAATTTTGTATGAGGGTTTTTTTTTGGGCGTTATTAAAATACAGCTCTAATCTCGGTATGATTATCATACTACTATGATTTAACTAGGTACTGTCTCAATTCATATCAGGGTTAATATGTGGGTAGCAACTAGGCTAACACTTACAAAATTTTAACACCCCCCTAACTCTCACCAAACGAAACCACAATATTCCCCCAGTAATAAACCAAAAATATACCCAGTAATTTCTCAAGGTACTTACTAGGGATATTATTCAGGGGGGTATGCAGGGTGCTAGGGGGGGCTGTACATATATACATATACACTCATACTAAAATCCCTAATTCCCCTGTAAACCACCCTGTGGCTATATACTAGGGGTTAATATTCTGTATATCTCCCGACAAGATACTAGGGTATACCCTAGGGGGTATGGATATTTATGGATACTATATGTATATAACCCCCCCTGAGTATTGTTAATACTATTATACACCCACTTTCACCTTTTGTCAAGGATTATTTTCAACAATAATGCTATAATATAAAAATAATTTAAATTAGTACTTGACAAAAGTGATATTCGTGTGTATACTAGAATCAGGTACACTTTAAAAGGACACACAACTACTATCGAGCTATACGCTCACACACGGTCATCACTAAACTGTACCTGACTATCGGGGATACCTAGGATTCCCCCAAAGTTTAACAATCAATAAGGATATAAACAAATGGCTGGAATAAAAATTAAAGATGATGGTAGTATCGTTGCAAACGGTGTTACTTACAAAGATAAGGCTGCCTACAAGGCAAGAGAAAAGACTAAGAAAACTGGTAATATCTTCGAAGGAAGACTAGCTAAAGAAAAAAGAGCTGCAAAAGCTTCCGAAGCACAGGGAAAAGCTAATGCTGGAGCTACTAAGAAAATGTATGCTGCAGAAAGCATGTTTAAATCTGCGAAAAACAGAGATGATGCTAAAGTTATGCCAGGAAAGAAAAGATCTTTTAAAGAAGCTTTCGATGCTGCTGAGAAATCAGGCAAATCTAGCTTTATGCTAGGTGGTACTGGTTACTTAACTACTAAAGGTAAAAGAGAAAAAAGATTTGATCCTACTAAAACTAAAGGTTCAGAGAATAAAGAAAGTATCTTCAGTAAATTTAAATCCTCTAAAACTGGAGCTGAGTTCTTCAGTAAATTAAAAAAGAAAAAATAGGTTGATACCCACTAAAGCTTTAGAACTTCCTTTCAAGGAAATTATGGAGTTGGTAAATGCAAACAATGGATTCTATTACAACAAATACTCAAAAGAAAAGCTTGACGGTCTCACAGGAAAAGTTTCTAGACGCATTATTCGGAGAAGCCCAAGGAAATCCCAGACAGGCAGGAGAGTTAGCAGGTTATTCAGAACATTCATATCCTAAAGTTCTACGTAATTTAAAAGACGAGATTGTTAAAAGAGCAGAAAATTATTTAGCCATACATTCTGCGAAGGCTGCAACTAGAATGGTACACTTGTTAGACGAAGATGGAACAACTCCACACGCTAGTATACGAATGGAAGCAGCAAAACAAATATTAGATAGAGTTGGTGTAGCTAAGAAAGATCAATTAGATATTAATATGAATTTAAAACATGGTATATTTATATTACCAGCAAAAGATGAACCAGAAGAATCAATCGTAACTCCGATACAGGATTAATCATGACAAAAGACAGCTACAATAGTAAAAAGATTTATAGTAACGTAAAGATTATAAAATTAGATCCCTTAGCTGAAAGTTTAGATAGTATTGGTTTAAAGGGCGGGGCAGGTAAAAGTGTATCTGTAATAAGAGGAACAAGTAAAAGACAAGACGTATCTTCTGCTCCTGGTAATAAGTTAAATGATAAGTACCAAGGACGATATTTTTTTGAAAGAGCTAAAACTAAAAAAGCAGACACTGGTAGAGTTGATGCCGCTAAAAGTTTTGCTAGAAGTAACACAGATGTTAATTCAAAATGGGGCGTTAAACCTGTATCTGCAAAAGACAGATTAATTTTAAAAACAACTTTAACTCCAAGAGAAGCAAGAGTTGGTCGTAGATTATTTGAAAGGTTTGCACCTCCACTAACACCCTTTAGTTATCCTTCTCAACGACAAGGTAGATCGGGAAGAATTATTGTCCCTAGAAGTGCACTCAAGAGGCAGAAAGTTGACAGAAAATTAACTAGAGAAGTTAGAAAGGAAAATGATTAAATATGTCAAAGAACTATTCAAACGAACATCCTAAGTATAATAAAGAAAACCCAGATAAAAATATTAAAGTTGCTGGACCAGGTAACTCAGTTGTTTTAAAATATGCTGAGATAGCCGCAAAAATAACTGGTTTAACTGTAGCTTATTTTAAAATGAATCCAGAGGAAGCATACAAAATATATCTAGGAAGTATAAAAAAGTAATTAATTATGTCAGACAAACCTAATAAACCTAAAAAGAAAGTCTACTCTAACGAGCACCCTAAATATGGTGATTAAAAGAAAATCTAGAACTATCCCCTTTGGATACAAGCTAGCAGAAGACACAGATTATATTGAACCAATACAATTTGAATTAGAAGCATTAGAAGAAGCAAAGAATTTTTTAAAAACATGTTCATACCGAGAGGTTGCTATTTGGTTATCAGCAAAAACAAAAAGATACATATCATATGTCGGACTTAGAAAAAGAGTTACCAGAGATAGCACTTCCAAAGCCAAAGAAAAAAGTCAAGACCAAAGCCAAGCAGTCAGCTAAACAAGCAATAGCACGAACACGTAAAAAAGTTGCTAAGGCAGAACAAGCTTTACGTTCAGCAAAGACCCATGCAAAAAATGTCAAGGATAAATTGTTAACCATTGACAAAGTATTGGATGGAAGAGAGCAGCAGCTTATAACCCAAGACGTAATAGATGAAGTTCCAGCAAACGTACAGGAACATCTAGCTGATAAGGATATAATCTTTCAACCTAATAAAGGTCCACAAAGAGATTTCCTAGCAGCATCAGAACGAGAAGTGTTTTACGGGGGTGCAAGAGGTGGTGGTAAATCATACGCCATGTTAATAGATCCTCTAAGGTACTGTCATAAAGAACATCATCGTTGTCTACTACTTCGTAGAACTATGCCAGAGTTAAGAGATTTGATTAATCATTCTCAACGATTATACTCAAGAGCATATCCAGGAGCAAAATGGAGAGAGCAGGAAAAAGAATGGAGATTCCCATCAGGAGCAAAAATAGAGTTTGGTTATGCAGAGAACATGACAGACGTATTACGTTACCAAGGGCAGTCTTACACATGGATAGGAATAGACGAACTTCCACAATATCATTCGCCAGATATATATAATTTTCTAAGATCGTCACTTAGATCAGTTGATCCTAGTATACCAGTTTATATGAGGGCTACAGGTAACCCAGGTAATGTTGGATCACAATGGGTTAAAGAGATGTTTGTGGATCCTATAGATCCTAATACAGCTTTTAACATTGAGGTTTCTACACCTAAAGGAACAAAGTATATAACAAGAAGATTTATACCAGCTAAGTTACAAGACAATCCGTACCTTATGCAAACTGATGATTACTACGCAATGTTATCATCATTACCAGAAGTACAAAGAAAACAATTTTTAAATGGAGACTGGGATGCATTCTCTAATGCAGCATTCTCTGAATTTGATAGGGACTTACATGTTGTTGAACCATTTGAAATACCTAAAGGCTGGCAGAGATTTCGTGCTGCGGACTGGGGCTACAGTTCTCCTGCTTGTTGTTTATGGTTTGCTATTGATTATGATAATAATCTATGGATTTATAGAGAGTTGTATACCCAAAAGATTACTGCAGATGTTTTCGCAAAGAAAGTCCTAACCTTAGAGCATGGAGAATACATACGCTACGGGGTCTTAGACGCCAGTACATGGGCACGGAGAGGAGATGTGGGTCCAAGTATAGCAGAAACAATGATTCAAGCTGGGTGTCGTTGGAGACCTTCTGATAGAACTCCCCGAAGTAGAATAAGTGGAAAGCTAGAAATCCACAAAAGATTAAAGATAGTAAACGAAAAGACTAAAGAACCAGGTATTCGTATATTTTCTAATTGTAGAAATTTATTAAGAACATTTCCTACACTACCATTAGATGATAGTAACCCTGAGGATATTAATACACACGTAGAAGATCACGCATATGATGCACTAAGATATGGATGTATGAGTAGACCTATGCATACAAGTTACGCTAACAAGTTATACGGTAATAAGAGTTTAACAACTAACTTTATCCCCGCAGATAAAATATTTGGATATTAATAAAAGAGGATAAATGAAAAAAAAGAAGTTACCTACCATAGATAAAAAGAATTTTCCTTATGAACTAGCAATGGTATATTGGGAAGACATAGTTGGAGATGCTGGCTGGGCTGAAATTCCAGATATTAAAAATTCCAATACAGCAGTATGTTGTAGCTTTGGATGGCTAGTATTACAAAACGAAGATAAGACTGTTGTTATGGCGGATATTATATTTGAAAACAACGGTAAAATAAAAACAGGTGGTGGTTATACTACTATCCCAACAACAAACGTTTTAGAAATAAAAAAAATAAAACAATAAGGAATAATATGGAAATGAAATTTGACCCCAAAGCTAAAGTTAAACAAGGTGATCTAAGTACAACTCCTGAGGGTAAGCAACCTAATCAAGAACCTGGCAATTTAAAAATTGCTTATGGTAGAGAAGAACATGCTGCTGAAACTCAAGATGGAAAACATGGTTACTATGAACCTAAAAAATTCAGAAGCCAATTAGATGCTAACTTTAATAAGTTGGCTGATGAGAAGGATTACTAATGGCTGATAAAAGTTATAGCTTTATGGAACTTGTGGATGATCCCCAACTTCAAAAAGAAATAAAAGCAGAAAAGAAAAAAAAGTTTGACGAAAAGAATCCACCAGAAAAAAAGACAAAGTTTAAAGAAAAACTTCAAGCTCATTTAGTAATGGAAAGAAGAAAAAAAATGGGAGCTAAGAAACTTACAGACAGTAAGTTCTACGGCTACCAAGGCTATACAAAAAAGGAGAATAGCAATGGATATAAATAAAAGATACAAGCATGGTGAGCTTTCAGCTGATGTGGCTAAAGCTAAAAAAGAAAAATTAGCAATAGACCCTAACTCTAAAGTTACCCAAGGTTCAACTGCTGGTGACAGCAATGATAAGGCAGGTGCTAAATCAAAAGTTGATGCATCTATTTTTAAAATGGCTGAAGAAAGAGACTACTAATAGTGGCTCTTACAGACACTACTAAAGTTTACAGTAATGAACATCCTATTGCTAAAGTTAGAAATCAATCAGTTACTGATAATTTAAAAGTAGCTGATATATCTGGTAAAGATATAAAGGCTTCTAACATGAAGGGATACTCTTCGGTAGATTTAGAGACTGCTCAAATGCTAAGCAATAATCCTACATTAACAGAAGAAGAATTACAAGCTTTAAAGAAAGCAGCTAAAGATAAAAAGAAGTTAGAGCCAACAGGACAATTTACAAAGGTTTAAATGGATAATAACGAGAAGGATAACTACGATCCGTTTGTAGGATACATAAGACAGAAGTTTCAAGAGGCAGAGACATCGAGACTACAAGATGAAAAGAGATGGTTATCTGCTTATAGAAATTACAGAGGGTTATATGGTCCAGAACAAACTTTTCGTGATAGTGAAAAATCTAAAGTATTTGTTAAAGTAACAAAGACTAAAGTACTTGCTGCATTTGGTCAACTTATTGAAGTACTATTTTCATCAGGCAAGTTTCCAATTGGTGTAACACCTACATCAATGCCAGAAGGTGTAGCAGAATATGCTCACATGAAACCAGGTCAACCACAAGACCCACAAGCAAAAGAAGCTAAACCACAAGATCCATATGGTTTTTCAGGTGATGGTGGTGGAATACCAAAAGGTGCTACAGCAGAATCTTTAATGAAAGATCTAGCACAAGAATACAAGAATTTAGGTTTTGAAGAAGGGGACGCCCCTGATTTAAAAACTCAGCCACAGATAGAGCCAGCTGCAATGGCAGCAGCTAAAATGCAAAAAGTAATTCATGATCAATTAGAAGAAAGTGATGCAATCTCAGTTATAAGACATGTACTTTTTGAAATGGCTTTATTAGGAACAGGAATTTTAAAAGGTCCCTTTACAAATGTAAAGAGCCAATACAAATTTTCTAGAGATAAAGAAACAGGTGCATCAGCAATGATGGAAATTCAAAAAGATGTACCAGGTATTGAGGCAGTATCATGTTGGGATTTCTATCCAGATCCTAATTCAACTAATATGAATGATGCTGAATATGTTATTCAAAGACATTCTTTTAATAGGGAACAGTTTGCAGAACTAGCTAAGAAGCCTATGTTCAATGCAGAAAAGATTAGAGAATGTTTAGAGAAAGGACCAAATTATGAAACAAGAGGATATGAATCTTCTTTGTATGATAGAGAAAATGTTTCAACATTATATAAAAACAGATTTGAAGTATTAGAATATTGGGGAGTTATAAGTAAGCAGTTAGCAGAAGAATTAGATTTTGATTACGATGATGAATTAGATGTCGTATCAGTTAATGTTTGGATATGTGGTGGTAAAGTTTTAAGGGTGGTAGAAAATCCTTTCTCACCAAAAAGAATACCTTATATGGTTTGTCCTTATGAATTAAATCCTTATCAATTCTTTGGTGTAGGTATACCAGAAAACATGCAAGATTCACAACAAGTTATGAATGGTCATGCAAGAATGGCAATTGATAACTTAGCACTGTCAGGTAATTTAGTATTTGATGTTGATGAAACAATGTTAGTACCAGGTCAAGATATGAAAGTATTCCCTGGTAAAATTTTTAGAAGACAGAGTGGACAACCAGGTCAAGCAATACATGGTATTAAGTTTCCAAATACTGCTAATGAAAATTTAATGATGTTTGATAGATTCAGACAACTAGCAGATGAGTCAACTGGAATACCCTCTTACTCCCATGGTACAACTGGAGTACAATCAACTACAAGAACGGCAGCAGGTATGTCTATGTTGATGGGAGCTGCAGCATTAAGTATTAAGACAGTTATTAAAAACATTGATGACTATTTATTAAAACCCCTAGGTAATTCATTGTTTCATTGGAACATGCAATTCAATAGTGAAAGACCTGAAATACAAGGTGATCTAGATATTAAAGCACAAGGAACATCTTCTTTGATGCAAAAAGAAGTAAGATCACAAAGACTAATGACATTTATGCAAACAGCATCTAACCCATCGTTAGCACCTTTTGTTAAATGGCATACATGTTTAAAAGAAGTTGCTAAGTCACTAGACATTGATCCAGATCAATTGGTTAATGATCCAGAGAAAGCAGCAATATATGCACAAATAATGGGGATGGCAAATGGAAATCAAACGACTACAAGCAATAGCGGACAACAAAGTCCAATGGGAAATATGGGAGGAGTACCTCCAGGAGCTTCGCCAACAGATCCAACAGGAAATGGAGGTGGCAATATCGGAACAGGTAATGTACCGATGCCAGGGGAAGCTGGTTTTGCTTCGCAAGATCCTCAGTCTAAAGGAAACAATTAAAAGGAATAAAGAAGAATAGTATGGCAAATACATTTGATACATCAAGAGTTGGAGGTGGTACTTACGAATTAGCACAAGATGCTAATGGTAACTATAATTTAAACTCAGTAGGATTTACTCAAGTAAATAAATTAAATTTACCTGATTTAAAAACTAGTGATACTACAAGTGTAGCTGATACAACTAAGAAGGCTACAGAAGATACTATTAAAGCACAGACTACAGAAGTATTTAAACCTGCTAATACATATAATAATGGTGGTGGTCAAGGTAGTCAATTAAACACATCTACACTTAAAGACGCTAAGGTTAACGAGGCTACAGTTAGACAAGCGGGATCTACACCAGCTAGTGAATTTGCAACACAACAAGCTAAAGCAAATCAAGCAGCACCTCAAGAAAATATAGGTACAACACCTACATATCAAGATGGAATTTTACGTGGTCAAACTGGTGTTAAATATAGTAAGCCACCTAGTCTAACTTCTAAAGCTACGTCAGCAGTACAAGATACAGTATCAGGTGTAATAGATTCTGTTAAAAATAGTAAAGCAATAGGATATGCTGCAACAGCATTAGGATTTATAACTGGTGCTAAACCAGTAATGGGTGCATTTAATATGTTATCTAAAGTTGTACCTAAAGATAGCCCTACAGATAAATTTAACAGAGGCTATTTTAATATGGATGCTGCAGAAAGTGGTGGTAGAATATCTGGAAACCCAGCTACTAATGTATTTGCTGGAATGAATGCTGTATCTGCATTTGGGAATGTTAGAAGTGGTGCATTAAATAGAGTTGATAAAAGAAACAAAACTTCTGAAAAATTATCAGGTGCAAAAAAAGAAAACTTTGATACAAAAACAAAAGAATTTCAAAACCAAATTAACGAGTATGATCAAAGTAGAGCAGATAAAAAAGATGCAGAAAGTGGAAATACTAAAACTAATGTTACAGGTTTTGGTAAATCAGGATTTGGTAGAGATACAAGCCAAGGTGGTGGTGATACAGGTGGTGGAGGTGGAAGAGTTATATGTACAGATCTACACAAAACAGGAGAATTATCTACTATAGATTGGATAAGGGATACAAAATTTACATTTAAAAAATTAACTAAAACACATGTTAAAGGATATTTACTTTGGGCAGAACCTACTGTAAAACATATACAAAAATACCCTAGATATAGAAAAGTGTGGAAACACATTGCACAACACAGAGCAAATGATATTGCATGGAGATTAAATGAAGGTAAGTTTGATTTACTTGGAAGAATATATGCAAGTATAGGTGAACCCGTATGTTGGGCACTAGGTAACTTTGTAAGTGATAAACAAATTAGTAAATATAATTTAACACATTGGAGAAGAGTATAATGGCAATAGGACCAGATGGTAAAGTAACAACAACAGGTTTAATGGGTGGACAACCTAAAGTACCCGATGCCCCTGATATGTCATCATTAGGACAAGGTCAGCCACAACAAGCTGAAGTACAGCAGGCACCTGCACCTCAACAAGCAGTTGCACCAATGGCACAAAGACCAGAAATAAAAGATCCTGCAATGATAGAGAAATTAAATAGTCTATCAGATGAGGAAAAACAACAATTAGATATGGTGTTATCACCAAGCCTTTCAAGTATATTAACAAAAATATTACCTGAAGCTAGTGACGTAATATCACAGTTTACATCTGCTGAAGAAAACGTTATACTACCAGTATCAGTCGTAAAGAATTTCGCTAGAAAAAAATACCCTAGCAATACAGAACAAGAATCCCTACAAGGATTCGTTACAGAATTATCTGAGTCACAATCAGATGATACCAATAATGTGCCACCTGAGAATGTACAGGCATCTAACCCTAATGGTATAATGGCTCAAGAGCCAGATACTTTAGAAACAGATGCAATAGATCAAGGTCTAGTATAATTTCAGCCCACAAATTATGGAAGTGAGCTACCCTTATCCATAAGGCACTCAACCTAAAAGGAAAATAATGGAAGAGAACGAAAACTTAACTGAAGTTTCTAGAGAAACAGAAGTTAAACAAGAGACTAAACTATTTAAGAAACCAACTAGTAAGTCAATGTATCAGAAGCATAGAGATGACGAGAGTGATCCTGAAACTGAGGCATTTACTAAAGGGGAATTAAATAAATTTAATCAAGAGAAAGCAGAAGCAGCAACCGTTCAAAAGGACACAGAAACATCTGAAGAAATTGCAAGCTCGGATACCGAAGCTACTCCTTCAACTGAACGCCCTGAAAATGCCGAAGATCGTGTTTTTAAGAAACGTTATGACGATTTAAAAAAACACTATGATTCTACTTTGTTTAAGCACAAAGACGAAGTTAGAACTTTAAGAACGCAATTGGAAACATCTACTAAAGATTTTGTTCCACCTAAATCCAAGGAAGAATTAGAAGCTTGGAAGCAGGAGTATCCCGATGTATATGATATGGTTGAAACTATAGCTATGACAAAGGCTGATACTAGAGCGAAGGAGATGGAGGAGAAATACCAAAGTCTACAAGCTCAACAAGAACAGATTAGTAAAGAGAAAGCCGAAGTAGAATTGTTAAAAGTACATCCTGACTTTACTGAGATTCGTAAGAGAGACGAATTTCACGAGTGGGCTAGTAAGCAAGATCCAGTTATTCAAAGTTGGTTGTATGAAAATACATCTAATGCACAATTAGCTGGAAGAGCAATCGATCTTTATAAGATGGATAAAGGTACTAGTACACTAAATAAAAAGCAGGAAATATCTGTTAAGAAAGAAGCAGCTAAGGCTATAACAAAAACTAGTAAAGCTACAGAATCAGATATTCCCACAAAGAAGATCTGGTCTAACTCTGAAATTGGTAAGATGAGTAGAAGAACGTTTGAGAAGTTTGAAGCTGAAATCGATGAAGCATCAAGAGAAGGTAGGATTCAACCTTAAACTAACAACTATAAACAAAGGCAAACATTATGGCAACAATGGGAAAAGCAGCTGGCTATCAGAATTTACCATCAGGTAATTGGGCACCAGCAATTTATAGTCAAAAGGTTCAAAAGTTTTTCAGAAGAGCATCAGTTGTAGAAGACATTACAAACACTGATTACGCTGGAGAAATTGAAAATTTTGGCGACACAGTAAATATAATAAAAGAGCCGACTATTACGGTGAATGACTACGCTAGAGGTCAAACAGTTAACACGCAAACACTTGCAGACGATCAAATTCAATTGACTGTCGACCAAGGTTCTTACTTTGCGTTTAAAGTAGATGACATCGAAGAAAGACAATCACATGTAAACTTTGAAGCTCTTGCAACTTCTTCAGGTGCTTATGCACTTAAAAAGAACTACGACTTTAATGTATTGAGTGCAATCTACTCTGGAGCGAGTACTTCTGCAGCTAATACAGGAACAGACGGATCACCTATAGATGGTGATGCAGCAGTTGACACATTAACAGATATTATGTCAGCAGCTAAAACAGTTCTTGATGGTCAAGATGTACCAGAAGAAAACAGATGGTTCGTTGCACCACCAGCTTTCTATCAACAACTTAGAAAAGCAGGTGCAAAAATCGTTGATCAATCTGTTATGGCAGATGGGTCAGCTTCAGCTATGAGAAATGGTATGATTACAGATAGACCTTTATTTGGGTTTAGAATGTACACTACTAATGCTATAGCTGTATCAAGTGGATCAGCAGCAAGTAAAACTTTTGGATCAGCAGGTGCTAATGAGTACGCTTTCCTTTATGGACATCAAGGTGCAGTAGCAACTGCAAACCATATTGCGAAAACAGAACTTATCAGAGACCCTGATTCATTTTCAGACATCGTAAGAGGTCTTCACGTTTTTGGAAGAAAAATTCTAAGAACTGAAGCAGTTTACTCTGGTGTTATAACAATCGGTTAATTCTAACTTAGAAGGAGAAATAGAATATGGCAACTTACGACAAAACAGGAGTAGGTGGTACTACAGGGCATCCGTCTAATGGTAGAACACCTTACTTAGTTGAGAACACAATTGATATCGCAGCAATTAATAGTGCTGCTGGTACTGCAGATGGAGACATTGTTCAGTGTCTAGATCTACCTGCAGAAACTTTAATCATGCAGGCAGGAGTTGAGGTGCTTACAGCACTATCAAGTTCAGTAACTATTGATTTAGGTATAACAGGTGGAGACGTTGACAATTTTGTTGATGGTGATACGAACGCAACAGGTTATAGTGTTCTTACAGCAACAGCTAATCTTGTTAATGCTAGTGCAGATACTCTAGATGCTTTACTTGCAGGAGCAGCTTCAAGTGTGGGTAAAATCCGTGTTTGGGCAGTTCTATGTGACGTATCAGGTATTGATGAAACTGACAATAACTAATAGATAAATAACTTTAAGGGGGGTATTAATATCCCCCTTAGATAACACCCCTTATAAACTTTAGGAAATTTATGGCTACATATAATTTAATAAAAGAAACTGATGCAAGCACAGGTCAAAGATCTACTCCATTAGGTACTAATGAGGGTATAAGGATAAAGAATTTAGAAAGTAAAGTAGAAGAACAATCAGATAAATTAGATCAGATAACTTCAATACTTAATGCAATATCAGAAAAGACATCAGCTTCTTGAAATAATTTCTGAATACAAGTCTGATAACACCGCCTTAAAAAAGCAGATTGATGATTTGAAGAAACAATTAGATGATGCTCAGTCTCGTATTAAAAGATTATTAATTAGATGCGAACAATTTGCAGAAGATAACAATAAAACAGAGGAATAAATAAATGGCTACCACTTACTTAGATTTATCCAACAGAGTACTCAGAGAATTAAATGAAGTTGAAATGACTTCATCTACTTTTTCTAGTAGTCGTGGTATTCAAACTGCTGTTAAAGATTTTATTAACAAATCTGTTCATGATATTTACAATGAGAGTGTAGAGATACCTCTTTTACACACGTCAACGACTCAAACTACTTACACTGGAGACAGTGAATACACATTCCCAACGGATATGCGTAGAGTAGATTTTGAGTCTTTTTTTTTAAAACCAAATGAATTAATTACTAATGGTGAGTTTACTTCTAACATAACTAGTTGGACTACATTAGCTGGTGCAGGTAGTGCAGCTTATAATAGTTCTAGTAATGGTAGATTAAGATTAAATGATTATGCTGCATATCAATCAATATCAACTGTAGTAAATAAAACTTATAATTTACAAGTTAGAGTATTAGATTCTAATGGTACAGGTGCTGCTTTAAAGGTACAAGTGGGTACAGCAGCAGAAGGTACACAAAATTTAAATACAACATTAACAGTAACAGACTTTAATGCAGGTGCAATACTAGATGTACAATTTACTGCAACAGATCAGACAACATTTATAACTGTTAATAATACAACTACGGAAACTAATCTTGATATAGATTATATAAGAGTATCTAGAGCAGATATAATGACTAGAAAACTAAGATACATATCTTATGATGATTACATGCAAAGATTTAAAGAACAAGATTCACAAAATAGTAGTGGTCACTATGGTCTACCCCAATATGTTTATAAAAAACCAGACTACAGTGCATTCGGATTAACTCCAATACCTGATAAAAATGACTACTTAATTAGTTATGAATACTACACAACTCATACGGATTTATCAGCACATGGCGATGTTATGGGATTACCAGATAGATTTGGTTCTTTAATTGTAGATAGATCTAAATATTATACATATATGTTAAGATCAGATCCCGATCATGCCAGTATGTCTAATAGAGATTACCAAAGAAAATTAAGTTTATTAAAAACTGACTATAGTTCTAGATCAGACTACATGAAAGATACTAGAGTATCATCAGGAAATTCAAGGTTATCAATAGTATAATATGGCAGATACTTCCCTATTAAAAAACTTTAATGCTACCTGTGGTGGTGGACTTGTTTTAAACAAAGATGTTTATGACATGCAACCAGGAGAAGCATTACAATTAGTAAATTTTGAACCATCTACAGAAGGTGGATACAGAAGACTTAATGGGACTACAAAATATAATTCAACAATAGTACCTCAAGTAACATTAGCTAATGAAAGAATACAAATGTCTGCAATCTTTAATAATAAGATAGTTGTAGCTAGAGGTGGTACAGTATCTTATGGTGGGACAAGTGGAGCATGGACTTCACTGGCAACTACCCAAGGTAAAGTTTACACATATGATTTTGATAAATTTAACTTTAATGGAACAAGTAAAATTATAATTGCAACAGGAGAAGCAGCAGCATTTACTGTTGATACAAGTTTTACAGTAGATGTAATAAATGCTACAGGTGGTGGCACTGCACCTACTAATCCTAAATTTGTTAAGACATTTGCCAATCATGTATTTTATGGTGGTATGTCAAATTCTACACACAGCATATTATTCTCAGTACCTTTTTTAGAAGACGACTTTACTTCGGCTAGTGGTGCGGGAGAGATAAAAGTTGGTGATGTTGTTACAGGATTAAAAGTATTTAGAGATGAATTATTTATATTCTGCCAAAGAAAGATATATAAATTAACAGGTACTTCATCTACTAACTTTGCACTGGCTGAAGTTGCTAAAAACGTTGGTACAATTGCACCCCATTCTATCCAGGAATTAGGTGGAGATTTAATATTTTTAGCTGCAGATGGTTTAAGAACTGTTGCAGGTACAGATAGAATTGGTGACATAGAACTTGGTACTATTTCAAAACAAGTACAAGAAAGAATTAATGAGATTACATATGATAATGTTACAGCAGCAGTAGTTAGAAACAAATCTCAATACAGACTATTTTATCCTAAAGATTCAGGATTAGAAGCAAATCAAAAAGGTTTATTAGCTGTTATTAAATCAAACCCTACTACAGGTCAATTAGGTTTTGAGTATGCAGATATAAAGGGTTTAAAAGTTTCATCATGTGATTCTGATTATATTAGCAATATAGAAACTATTGTTCATGGTGGATATGATGGATATATATATTTACAGGAATCAGGAAATGTGTTTACAACAGCAGGCTCAACATCTGCTATTGATGCAACATATAGATCCCCAGATATGACAATGGGTGATGCTGGTATTAGAAAATCAATGGACAGAGTTAACATAAACTGGGAACCTGAAGGTATCGTAAGTTCAAGTTTATTTGTAAGATATAATTATGACGATATAAATACTCCTCAACCAAGTTTAATAGCATTAGAATCATCTGGTAGTGGAGCCTATTTTGGAACAGGAACATTTGGTACAGCAGCTTATGGTCAAGGAGATTTACCTATTACAAGAGAATCAGTAGAAGGATCAGGATTTGCAGTAGCATTAAAAATAACAGACACAAGTACTAACGCACCCTTTGCAATCAAAGGGTTTCAATTAGAATTTACACCAGGGGGAAGAAGGTAAATGGGAGCAACATATACAAGACAGAGTGCATCAGCTATTGTTGATGGTGCAGTTATTGAGGCATCAGATATAAATGCAGAATTTGATCAAGTTCTTGCTGCATTTGCTGTAACTTCAGGACATACTCACGATGGGACAGCCGCAGAAGGTGGACCCATTACAAAATTATTAGGCACAGCAATCACTATTGGTGATGCTACAGCAGGCACAGATATTGCTGTAACATTTGATGGAGAGACTGCTGATGGTATATTAACATGGATGGAAGATGAGGATTACTTTAAATTCTCTGATGACATCTTAATGAATAGTACAGAAAGATTAAACTTTGGCGACACTGGAACTTATATTTTTCAATCAACAGATGGTCAATTAGATATAGTAGCAGATACAGAAATACAAATAGCTGCAACTACTATTGATATCAATGGTGCAGTAGATATATCAGGAGCATTAACTCTTGCTGGTACTACTTTAGCAGAAACAATATCAGATACAGTTGGTGCTATGGTTACTTCAAATACTGAATCGGGTATTACAGTAGCATATGATGATGCTGATAATACTTTAGATTTTACAGTAGGTACTCTTAATCAAGATACTACAGGTAATGCCGCAACAGCTACAATATTAGAAACAGCTAGAACTATTGGTGGTACTAGTTTTGATGGGTCAGCAAACATTGCAGTCGCTTTATCGGATACTACTACAGCATTAGCTACGGCTAGAACTATTGGTGGTACTAGTTTTGATGGGTCAGCAAACATTGCAGTCGCTTTATCGGATACTACTACAGCATTAGCTACGGCTAGAACTATTCACGGAGTATCATTCGATGGTACAGCCAATATTGATTTGTCTGAAGTTATTTCAGATACAGTTGGTGCAATGGTATCTTCAAATACTGAATCAGGTATTACAGTAGCATATGATGATGCAGATAACACACTAGACTTTACAGTGGCAACTCTTAACCAAAGTACTACTGGTAATGCAGCTACAGCTACAGCATTAGAAACAGCTAGAACTATTGGGGGTACTAGTTTTGATGGTACAGCTAATATTGCGGTAGGGTTAGCAGCTACATCTACAGCACTAGCTACGGCTAGAACAATTGCAGGTCAAAGTTTTGATGGAACAGCAAACATAAGTATTACCTCAACAGATTTGTCTAACACATCAAATATTACTTTAAATGACGCAACACAAACTCTTACAAACAAAACTTTAACTTCACCAAAAGTAAATGAAGATGTAGCAGTAACTTCTACTGCAACAGAAATTAATATTTTAGATGGTGCTACTGTTGTGGTTGGTGAAATTAATGCTTTAGATTTAGGTGCTACAGGAACTGGTACAGCTATCGCTAGTAAAGCAGTTATATTAGATAGTAATAAAGATTATACAGGTGTTAGAAATTTAACAACAGCTGGAATAGTAACAGCAGAAGGTGGTCAATTAACAACAATAGGAAAATCCTTTGTAATGGGTTTTTAATTAATAAAGGAAAATAAATATGGCAAGTGAATTAATGAAAGTAAAATTAGTAGCAGGAGTTACTAATAGTGAAAACGATTTATTGACTGTAGCAAGTGGACACACTTATACTATACTTAATTTATCATTATGTGAAACTGCAGGTGCAGCTGAAACTTTTGATTTATATATAAGAGATGATGCAGGTGCTAATGACTTTGAAATTTATTCAGATCAAGCTCTAGGTGCAAACGCAACATTCGAACATACATCTAGACTTGTATTAGAAGCTGGAGATGTTCTTTCTGCTGCATTAGCAAGTGCAGGAAATGTTGATGTTGTTATTAGTTATTTAGATCAAACATTATAGGAATTTAAAACACCATGAGTGGATTGGTAAAAGACAATATTTTTAGATCATCTGGAAGTATAGTTGCAGCAGCTGGTGGTTTAAGTTGGCAACCAGTAGTTACAGCTTCAACTGTAACAGTTAGTGCTGGTAAAGGTTATTTTATTAACACTACCTCAAACGCTTGTACAATTACACTTCCAAGTTCTGCGACAGCTGGAGATCAGATTATTCTTACAGACTATGCAAGAACATGGGGTACTAACGCAATCACAATAGATAGTAATGGTTTATTATTTCAATCTGAAACAGATGCTTACATTGTTGATTATGACACAAGTGGTCAAGCAGTTAATTTAGTTTATTCTGGAGCAACTGTTGGTTGGACACCAGCATCTGATATAGTTTCAGCTTTTGATCATACAGCACCACCAACACAGAAAGGTTTATTTGCATATGGACAACCTTCTAGTGGCTATAGTTCATTAAGTAATTTAATTAATAGTAGTGGTGTAGTAGCATCAGACGTAACTGGTGTTGGTACTCCAAGAGCATATTTAGCTGGAGCATCTTATGGTGGGGATAAAGCAATATTTGGTTTTGGTACTACTGGATCAAATGTAGGTATGACTAATTTAGTTACTAATTTAGGAGTAGTTGGAACAGATGTATCTGCAGTTGGTACTGCAACAAACGAAAGAGCTGCCGCTTCATATGGTAATGATAAAGCTATATTTGCTTTTGGTAATAGTGGTAGTGCTACAGCAGTATCAAATTTAGTATCTAATTTAGGTGTTGTAGCAAGTGATACTGCTGGTGTAGGAACTGCTAGAACAAACTCATCAGCTTGTGGATTTGGTGGAGACAAAGCTATATTTGCATTTGGTTCTGGTGCTGCTAGTTCAAATCTTTCTAATATAGTAAATAATTTAGGTGTAGTTCAAAGTGACGGAACTGGAGTAGGTACTGCAACTACTTACAGAGCAGCTGCTGGTTATGGAGGAGATAAAGGTGTTTTTGCATATGGAGTTATAGCAGGAAAAACAGCACATAAAAATTTAGTTTCAAATCTTGGAGTAATTGCAGCAGACGTAACAGGAGTTGGAACAGCTAGAGGAGGTCCAGCGGCTTGTTCTTATGGTGGTGATAAAGCTATATTTGGTTATGGTGATAATGCTGGCAGACAAAACATGACTAACTTGGTTACAAATGTTGGAGTAATAGGAACAGATGTATCAGGAGTTGGTACAGCAAGAACTGGATTAGCAGCCGCAGGATACTCAACAACGGCATAAAAATTATGAGTGGACAAATAACAAGCAACGTATTTAGAGCATCAGGAGTTATAGCTCCTACTGTAGCTGGTCTTAACTGGAGTTCAGCAGTTATAACTGGAACAACATTATCAGCAGAAGCAGCAAATGGATATTATATTAATACAACATCTAATGCTTGTACTGTAACTTTACCTAGTTCAGCAGAAATTGGAGATCAAATTGTATTAGTAGATTATGCTAGAACTTGGTCAATCAATAACTTAATTATAGATTCTAACGGATTAAATTTTCAAGGCGATCCAGATACATATACTGTAGATTATTCTACTGCTGGTCAAAGTTTATCAATCGTATATTCAGACGCAACTAAAGGTTGGATTCCAGTTTCAGATGATGCAGTAGCAGATGTAGGAGTTGCACCACCCCCATTAAGAGCAATATTTGGATATGGATTTACTACTCCTTATGTTTCAATGACTAATTTAGTTAATAGTTCAGGGGTAGTGGCAACAGATGTAACAGGTGTAGGTACGGCTAGAGGTTATTTAGCAGCAACTACATATGGCGGAAATAAAGCGTTATTTGGTTTTGGTCAAACTGCAAGTGTAACTGCAATAACAAATTTAGTTTCAGATAGTGGTGTAGTAGCAGCAGATACTACAGGTGTTGGAACTGCTAGAGGAAGTATAGCTGCATCTAGTTATGGTACACAACTAGGTATTTTTGCTTATGGATTTGATGGAAGTTCTAATTTATCTATGTCTAATAAAGTTTCTATTACAGGTGTTGTAGCAACTGATACAGGAGGTGTGGGTACTGCTAGAAGAGGATTGGCTGCAGCTGGTTATGGTGAAGATAAAGGTATTTTCGGATATGGTTATATTGGTAGTACCGTATCATTAAGCAATAAAGTTTCAAATACTGGGGTGATAGCTAGTGATGTTGGAGGAGTTGGTACCGCTAGGGAAACTTTAGCAGCAACAACTTATGGTACTGACAAAGCAATTTTTGGTTATGGTGCGGCTACTTATTCATTAACAAACTTAGTATCTAATACTGGAGTAATTGCTGCAGATGTAACAGGAGTGGGTACAGGTAGACATAATTTGGCAGCAGCTGGGTACAGTACAGATAAAGCAATCTTTGGGTATGGATTTAATAATGTTGCAAAATTATCATTAACTAATTTAGTTTCTAATACTGGTGTAGTTGCAAGTGATACAACGGGTGTAGGAACTGCAAGAACTACATTAGCAGCAGCAAAAGTAGGATAAAATTATGAGTGGAATAGTACAAAGTAATATATTAAGAAGTTCTGGGGTTATAGCAGTAAGTGCTGCTGGACTTAATTGGAACTCTACAATTATTACAGGTTCAACATTAACTGCTGTTGCTGGAAATGGTTACTGGATTAATACGACTTCAAATACTTGCACAATCACTTTGCCAAGCTCTGCTGAAAAAGGTGATCAAATAGTTTTTATAGATTATTTAAGAACTTGGGGAACAAACAAAATTATAATAGATTCAAATGGTTTAAATTATCAAGGTAATGATGATACTTACACAGTGGAATATAATACAGATGGTCAATCATTAAACATAGTTTATTCAGATGCTACTAAAGGTTGGCTACCTTTAGATGATGATGCTTCTGCATTAGAGCCTACTGCACCACCAACTCAAAAAGCTATATTTGGTTTTGGTTATACTGGTTCAAATGTATCTATGACCAATTTAGTATCTAGTTCTGGAGTTGTAGCAGCAGATGTTACAGGAGTAGGAACAGCTAGGAATAGACCAGCAGCAGCTGGATATGGTGGTGATAAAGCCATTTTTGGTTATGGAAATTCTGGAAGTGTTACATCAATAACTAACCTTGTTAATAATAGTGGTGTGGTAGCAGCAGATGTTACTGGTGTTGGTACAGCTAGGAATGAATTAGCAGCAACTTCATACGGAGGAGATAAGGCAATATTTGGTTATGGTTATAGTGGTTCATATGTTTCTATGACTAATTTAGTTTCTAATGTTGGTGTTGTTGCAACTGATGTATCTGGTGTAGGTACTGGTAGAGGTTCTCTAGCAGCTTGTGGTTACGGTGGAGATAAAGCTATCTTTGGATATGGTTATATATGGTCTGGTGGTCCTATTCATTATTCATTAACTAATTTAGTTTCAAATTTAGGAGTGGTTGCAAGTGATACTACAGGAGTAGGAACAGCTAGATATGGTGCAGCAGCAGCAAGTTATGGTTCAACTGGTCAAGCATTATTTGCATATGGAATTGCTGCAGGTGATGTTAATGTTTCTTTATCAAATTTAATTTCAAGTTCAGGTGTTGTAGCAGCAGATGTAACTGGTGTCGGAACAGCTAGGAATCAATGTGCAGCATCTGGGTATGGAGGAGATAAGGCTATCTTTGGTTATGGTAGTACTGGTTCAAATTCTTCATTAACTAATCTAGTTTCAAACTCTGGAGTTGTAGCAGCTGATGTTACTGGAGTAGGAACTGCAAGATATGCTCTAGCAGCAGCAGGATATTCAACAAGTGCATAAAATTAATAACAACAACATAGAAAGAAGATAACAACATGGCATCAAAACTAAATACAGAGTTCAATTACAGATACCAAGTAATAGGAGATACTGCTTGGGAAAAAATAAAAACTTTAAAAGGTTTTTTAGAGGGTAGAGTTAGAGCAGCTGTACTGGAAGAAGTAGGAAATTTAAAAGATCAAGCTAAACTTGCTAAACTAAAACATCTACAAAATGGTGGTCATGGTTTAGAACATGAAATCTTAGAACTTAAAGCTGAAATATTGGAAGGTGAAAGTCATCAACCAGCAGCTAAAGAAGCCTTTGAACTTAATAAAAAAGAGATTGAAATTCTAAATAAACTATTAAAAGAACTTTATGTGATTGCAGAACCTACAAGAATAGAAGGTTATAGTGATGAAGAAATGTTTGAAGCTAATGCAGCTAATGAATTTACTGTAAATATTGGTAGAGAAATACAAGCTGAAATGATTGCTAATGGCAGACCATCTCCAGCTAAATTAAGAAATGCCATGAGTAATCCCTATACATGGAACGCATTAAAGAGTATAGGTTTAATTCCTAAAGAAACAAAAATTCTTGAAGGAAATATTAACCCAATGTTAAAAATAGCATTAACAGGAGTAGAAGATGAAGTTATATAAAATTGAAGCCAGTAATTGGGAGACGTTCTTCGGAACTATAGAAAATCCAATTCAAAGAGATGTTACAATAATAGCACAGACACCAAGCAACGATGCTTTTTTATTATTGACTAAAGATACATTTACTGAATTACAATTATTAAACACAGTACCTTCTGGATTTGATTTTACTTATTGTCAAGAATGGGGTTTAACAATTAATGATGCTGTTGTTGCTAGAACAATTTTAGATATGAGAAGAAAAGCATATGGTACATGGGAATCTCAACTTGAAAAAATATATGATGATGGAATTGATAGTTGGAAAGTTGATATAGCTGCAGTTAAGGTAAGCCTGCCTAAGTAATACCCATGGCTAAACAGAATTTTTCACACTACATAAAAAGAGATAAACCACCAAAGAGACCCAGAAGGCACACTAAAAGTTTAAACAAGAGTTCAACATTTAAAAAATATAACGGACAAGGAAGATAAATTATGGCAGCTACAGTAGATACAGTTAACTTACAGACAGGCTCAGTTAAGCCTACATCTAGTAATCAAACTACATCAAGTAAAGCTACTTCACTGATTGAGTCTATAGTAGCTAATCCTACTATGCCTACGGGGACTACTATATCTCCGCAATTACAAAATGTAGCAAGTAATGAATTAATGAGTACTGCAGGAGTTAGTGGGACAGTAGCAGCAGCTACACCTACAGGTGCAACAACACCTACAATAACTGGAGCAGCAGCACCAACCTCTACAGCAACTACAGTACCTACTACACAAGCAGCTAATGTTTATACTGCATCAGGAGTAGCAGCATCAACTCCTACTATGACTGGGGCACAAGGTACAGTAACAGCACCTGCAGTAGCACAAACAGGAACTGTTAGTACAGATTCTACAGTTAGAGGTCAGCTAGCAAGTTTACAAAGTGATGTTGAAACAGCAGTAGCAGCAGGTAATCCTTTACCAGTATGGGCTAGAGGTGCAGCTAAAGCAACTGAAGCAGCTATGGCTAATAGAGGTATGAGTCAAAGTTCTATGGCAGCTGAGGCATTAGCCGAAGGTATCATGAACTCTGCTATACCAATTGCTAAAGCAGATGCAGATACTTATAAGCAAATGATATTTCAGAATCTTGCAAACAATCAGCAAGCTG